TCGCTACAGCAGACCCATTGACCGTAGCGGTAGCCGTGCCGGTCCATGAGAGCGTGAACGTCCCGCCTTCGATGTTGGCACCCTCAACCACTTGCTCCAGACCGCCAGCGGGGGCTGTAACGAGGTTCCCGTTCCCCGAGGCCGCGAAGGTTGCCACCTGACCACTTACGACAACCCGCCAGCGATCCAAGGTGTATTGGTTAGCAGTGCCGGTTGCAGTACCGCTGACATACCCACGCTGGTTGATGGCAAAGTTGCCGTTGATAATCCGGTTGCGTCCAGAGAGAGTAGCTACCGAGGCACTGAGGGCATCCAACTGCCCCTTGTTGATTCCATCGGTAGCTGCGGTTCCTGGGGATACCAAGAGGAGCTTGTGGGTGTTGAGGGTTACGTCAGTGCTGAAGTTTCCCGGGAGGGCCGCAATGGCTGCGGACCCTTGTTCGGTTAATGGTGTAGTCATGTTTATATGAAGGGAGAGTTAATTGGCGGTAGAGACTTAACTAGCCCCTTCGATACAGACGATGAACTTTCCGGCGGCCCCTGAGCGATTCTCGATATACACCGTGCCGTCCGTGCGATTAGAAACAGTCACGTTCCCGACCGTGCCTGTGGTACCCGTCAAGGAGGCCGTACTGAACCCAACACCTGAATTACCGCTAGACAGAATCGGCGTAGTATTGCCACGCTGCACAACCCCGCTGAAGTAGTTCGTCACCGCGTAGTCCTTCTCGTACACAGCCAGCTTGAACACGGTTTGCCCAAGGGGAACCGCAATGTTTGTTACCGTGTTATTCGGGAGAATGCACAGCCATTGCGTTACACCAGTCTGCATAGCAAACGGGGTCGTAGTAGGTAGGAGGTCCGTGATCGGGTACTTGTTCATGTTGTCCGCTTTCGCGGTACCGAGAACAGAACCACCAACGTGAAGGGTGTTGTTATAGGCTGTGAAGTCTCGAAGCGCAGTGGCCCCAGTAGGCTTAACTATGGAAGCCGTCAGGGTTGCCGAAGGGATGATGGAGGCTTCGTTGTCAATGACATCAAGAGCCAAGTCCGAAGTGGTCGAAAGGTCCGTCAAGTAGACCAAGGATTCCTTGAGGGACTTCGCACGGTTCCCCTTGACTGCGACAGACGCAAGGGTAACCATGGTGTTCTGACGGACCTGGAGGAAACCTTGGGGACGGTTATTGATCGTCGCCATAACAGGCCCTTCAGTACCATTGATGTTGCCGTTCATCCCATTACTAGGCCGTGCGGTTACATCGTCGTCATAGACATTTCCAATGAATGTCCCACCGTTAGAGTACGAGATCTGGAAGCAGAAGCCAATCTGACCACGCAAGGAGTTCCCTTGGACCGTGTGGGATAGTCCTCGCTGCTTGTTGTCGTACACATCACAAATCTCATTGCTTTGATCCGTGACACCATACGAGCCGCTGTGGCAGGAGAAGCCACTGTTGATGTAGTTAGAATTATTAGGCCAGAACAAACCACCGTCATACGTCGAACCGCCCCCCGTGACCTTGTTCCCTGTCCGCTGCAGGTAGATCGTGCCCCCTACCCCATCGAAACCTGTGCGGCAGTTATCAGCCGAGCAGTTGACCACTTGGCATCCGAAGTCACCAATAGAGACGTGGCCGTAACCCAAGCCATCCCCTGAAGATGTCCCGTAGTTCGCCTTTGAGAAGTGACAGCCGTACACCTTGGGCTTGTAGCACCTGTAGGTGTAGAGGGCTTTATTCGAGAAGTTCGAAATGTCACAGTTAGTGATCCGTGGTGAATCACAGAAGGACACCTGGACACCTTGGACAACCAGATTGAGCGCAGAGTAGCCCGTAGCGGTAATACTGAACTGACGGACCTGCGCGGGGTTATAGATAACCGCACTAGCCGAAGCTGAGACCGAATATACCGAAGTAGCATCCGGGGTTACATCCCACGGTGCCTGCGGATAACCGGTGTAGGCTGTGCCGATGTCTGCCACCTTAGTGGTTGCGTTATACGATTGGACGTATCGCGATTGTCCAGCGCCCGTGCCCGATGTGATCGTCAGGAGGTAACTGTTCAATGCCAAGGACGTAGTGGCATCAGCAGCCGCAAGCGTGATCGTGCCGCTAGTTCCTGCCTGGGCTGTGCCTGTCGTGACAGCGGCTACCGGGAAATCAAACACCAAGGGATCATTGACCGTGACTACATTGCCAGAAACCGAGGCAACCTTCACCAACTGGCTAAAGGCATTGTTGGCGTCAAAGCGGTGGTCCCCGTACATCAGCCGGTTCGTCACCAGTCGGATGAGGTACCCAGGCTGGACGCTAGAGGCATCCGAAAGGGTAAAGGATGTTGCCCCTGCGAGGGCTGTGGAAGCAAGCGAGACCGTCCCTACAGATGCCCCACCAATCTCGATTGCATTGTTTGTAGGGGTGGCCGTAGAGAGTTGCTTGAAGATCGGCTGACCGACCCACTGAAACATACCACCACCGACAAACACCGCAATGTTGGTGAAGCCGTAGGTTTTCCCTGCGGGCCAATTTAGCGGTACTTTGTTGGTAGCTGCGAAGGTGATAGCGTTGACCAGCTTTGTAGTCTCGTCAGAACCGTCCCCAACAGCCCCAAAGTCAGCGACGCTAACTGACTCTTCACCTTTTTTCTGCAATGTGCGGGCAACAGTATTAATACCCGACTGCTTGAACCCAACGAGATCCGCACCCTTCCCGGTAGCTGCAGAAGCCAGCGCACTAACCGTAGTCGCAACCCCATTGGCCCCAAGGAACCCCACGGTATCCGCAGAGGAGACCCCAGTTACCGGGTAGAGTGCCGTCAGCGATAGGAGGACCGTTACCGTGAAGCCGAGGGTAAGCCCGTTGACGAAGGTGATCTGGGTACCCGTGGAGTCATCGTAGGATTCCCCTCGGTTCCACCGGACACCGTTGACGAATACCTGTGCGATACCCGGTACGAAGGTGACACCAGCCGGGGGAGTCCATTGGGTCTGCCCTGCGGTAGCCGTGAAGACATACTGGGCCTGAGGGGACAGGAAGGGAGCTACGGTGTTCTGAACGGACGTAAGGGAACTAGCAGCGGAGACGGCACTGTTGGCAGCTTCAGCAGCCTTCGTGGTTGCCGTAGCAGATGCAGTTGTAGCAGTAGCCGTGGCGTCCTGTGCAGCCGAAAGAGTTGTATTGGCAGCAGTGAGAGTATCCGTGGCTTGTTGGGAAAGCCCCGCTACGTTCTCTTCACTAATCGCCGCATTACTTGCGGAGGCTGCAGCAGCAATCCCCGCACTGATGGCAGCTTGGGAGTCCGTGGATGTCTGGGCCAACTGAGCCTTGAGGGCATCAATCAACTGGTCCGTGGTGTTGTTCTCTGGGAACGTGGATTCCCCATTGAAGAAACTAGTGGTCATTAATACTCCGAGTCGTAGGACGGCTCAATTGCCTGGGTGCTTTGGTCGGTATCCGTAAGGCGAGCTTGCTCAACGACCTCCGCAAAGAGCATTTCGTATCGAGACTCGAAGCCGGTAACGCGGTCATCAACGAAGTAATCGCTGGCGAAGGCGAGAGCACAGTAGATCAACAGGTCAGCGAGGACCGTGGTGAAGAGGTTGGTATCGGTGTCATTGACCAGTTCAGGTTGAGCACCGTAATAGATCATGTAGACCGAGGTATCCAAGGGAACCGAAGGCTTGATCAGGAAGGACGCACCAACCCGTGTGTAGTACCGGGGACAGCCAGTGTCCTTAGGGAGCCTCAGGAAATGCGAGAGGTCCTTGTTGGACAGCAAGGTGTCCCCTGAGTAGAGGTGCTTCAGGGACAAGAAGTCCTGAGGGAGGATAATCTCGTCCTCGGAAGCCATTGCGTTCCCTGTGGATACGCTGATCTTCTCTTGGCCTGGAGTGCGTAGGGTTCGCTCAATCCGGCCCTGTGCCATCGAAACGAAATCCTTGAGGAGAGCGTCGGTGGCGTCATTTCGGTTGAGCAGACCGGCGACCTTATCGCGGACTTGTTTGAAGTTCATTAGACGCTCTTAGCGGTCGTGAGGAAGTACTCGAGGCCTTCAGCTTTGAGCTTGGCTACGATCTTCGACACAGGTTCGTCCCAAAACGGATAGCCTTCGCTAATCCACTTCTCGACTAAACAGGTGGGGATAGATGCAACACGTTGGTGTTCCGTCTCGCGGACACTGGTGGACTCATCTCGTTCAGCCTTTAGGCGCTCGAGGAAGCCATCGGGGATGTGCTGCACGCGTTCAATGATGTGCCCATCAGTGTTCTCACTGATCGAGCGGTTGATGTCGTGATATTGATGGGACATTAGGGACGTAAAAAAGCCCCACGCTACCGAGAGTAGGAGCAGCGTAGGGCGTAAAGGAATTTGGAGGAGCCCCTAAGGGCCCCTGAGTACTACAGGGTTACATCAGGATCACGGAACTAGCGGGTTCGTACCCGTCAGGCCGATAACGGCACCCGAGGCACCATAGTTGACGTGCTTGAGACCGAACTCACCAACGATCTGCTCACGGTGTCCATCGCCCGTGATAGCCAGCGGGTTACGGAACCATGCGCGGAGCGTGCTGATCTTCCAGTTAGCCGGATCGAACAGGAGTGCCGAATCAGCCTTCATGAAGCGATTGATCACAACCTTCTGCTCACCGAAGGGGCTGACGTACAAATCGACGACATTAACGATAGCCTTATCGCCACCGAAGTCACGCATACGACCAGCAGCAGCCGAGAAGCCCGCAACGATCAGCGAGTCAGCCGGTTTGATCATCAGGAACTTAGCTTCACCACCGTTCTCATAGAGCTTCTGGTTTGCCGAGAGGATGTCAGCTTCCGCCAGGGCAGCCGGGGTTGCCGTCTTGTCAATCGTGTTCGCTGCGTTGATCAGCTTTGCCGAGTTAGCATCAGCGCCCCAGACGTTACCGAACTTGCGTGCCGTAGCTTCTGCACCAACAGCAGCGTTCTGCGAGAGACCCACGAAGTGATACTCAAGCTCACGCTTGGCTTCTGCCGACTTCTTACCGAGTTGATAAGCGAGTTCCTTGGCGCGACCATACGTCGAAACCGTATCAGCCGTGTTCGACACCTTAACCGTCTTCTGGAGGATCTGGGTGTAGTTGGCACGCATCACGGTCGGGCTCAACGTGCTATCAGCAGCGTCAGCACCTTCCAGCACAGCGTTGGCAGCCACAGCAGCCAGCGAGTCTTCCTGCCATTGGTACAGCGTGTTGCTGACCTTATCGCCCTTGACAAGCGTGGTAAACGGCGTGAGGGTCGGGCTGATGTTCGAAATCACATCGCTGATGTCTTCCTTCTTGCCAACTTGGTCGTACGTCTTGAATGCGGTATTGCTCATGGTATTGAATTTCCTAAATGGAGAAAGGGATTAGTCCTGCGCCCATCGGGCCAAGAAGAGATCTGCTGCGTCATCCGTGGTACCCGAGGCTTTCAGCCGTTTCATTTGGGCAGCCGTGCGGTCTTCCTTGACATCACGACCAGTGGTGGTCTTGGTAGTCTTGAGGACCTTCTTCGGTTGAACAGTCTTCTTCTTGGTGGTGATGGTTTTAGCCTTGTCGAACGTCATGGCCTTGTGGATCAATTGGATTGCCACGGGATCGACCATTGCGTTCACGACATCTGCGGGGAGCCCTTTGTCAATCGCGTAGGTCCGTACAGAGTCATACATGGCTTGGTTCCAGCCTGGGATAGCAGTCTTGAGGACCTCAACGGCCTTCTTGGCCTCGGTCTTCAGGGTTGCTTGGCGCTGCTCATTCGCGTTCTTAACGAACTCGTCAGCTTCTTGAGTGATGAATCGGAAGTCCTCAAAGGCAGCTTGGGCTTCTTGACGCAATGCAGCGAATTCCTCGGTATCCAATTGCTTGCTTGCAACGAGCATGTCAATCTTCGAGTACGGCTCCCATCGTGCGGCAGCTTTGTCGTACACTCGTTGCATCTGTGCAGCCAGCTTGGCACCGTTGGCTTCTACTTCCTTGCGTTCAGTTGCTACTGCTTGTGATTTCTTCGTCAGTGCCGCTTCTTGACCATAGAGGCGCTTCAGATCCTTGACGGATACCTCGAGTTCCTTATCGTCAACCTTGACTTTGACTACAGCATCGTCATCGAGAGTCTTGCCCTTCTTCTTGGGCTCCTCTTCAACTTCGTCGCTGTCTTCTTCATCATCGGTATCAGACTCGTCACCCGTTTCTTCAGGGTCCGCTTCCGTTTCTTCTTCGTTCTCTTCGTCTTCTTCGGCTTCAGTCTCTACCGGCTCATCATCGGTTTCGACTTCTTCGTCCTCAGGACTTTCGGATACCTCTTCAGGGTCCTCTTCGCTCCATCGCGACAGAAATTGTTCTGCTGCGCCGTCTTCATCAATACTAAGGGCGGCAGCGGTGCTGTCCACGCCCGTTGATTGGGTGGTGGTTGTCATATAGGGGTCTACTCTTCAGTGGGGGTAAGTAACTGGTCCTTTTGGTGGACCCAGTCTTTGAGTTCAGCGGTGATGTCCTGCAGGGCCCGAATCTGGAAGAAGGCAAGCTCTCGCTTCTCTTTGTCCTCAGGGGCACTCGTAGTAATCAGCGCTAGATTTTGGTTGTATAGCTCGTTGACGGCGACTGTGAAGGCTTCTTCGGAAAGGAGCACTTCAGCAGCCGTACCGCGTTTGAGCGTGAGTTCTTCGCTCATGTATCTTTAGTTAGGGGAGACGATGGCCTTGCCAGCAGCAGGATCAGCCGCGATCATGTTGCGTGCTTCTTCCATCTCTTGGACAGCGATAGCAGCCTTCGAGGTAACATCGTATTCCTTGATGTCCAACTCACGTTGCTTACGGGCATCTTCAAGTTGGTCCTGCATCTTCTGGAGTTGCAGCGAGAGTTGTTCAATCGTGATGTGGCCTTCAACCTTAGCCTTCGAGGTCTGAGCAACAGCTTCCTGAACGGCAACCTTGCGTTCCTCAAGCTCCATTTCCTTGACCATCTTCGGATCAGGCTGCGGAGGCGGAAGGGTCTTAGGATCTGTCAGGAACAACTGACCATCCTTGACTCCAAGCTTCTCTAGTATCTTGGTTTGGAGGGCAAAGCGATTGGTCTCGGTGTACATCCGTGCATTCGCAGGATCAGCGGCAAGGGCCGTATGGACCCCAAGGTACTTCTGGGCCTCTGCAGCTTGAGCCGTGGGCCCAAGGTGAAGTTCGACCGTGCAAGTGACTTCCTCATTCCAGTCTTCGACCTTCACAGGAACGAAGTTGCCAGCAACACGGAGGACCTTCTCTTTCTTCTCGTTCGCAAGGACCAGTCGATAAACCTCGAGGTAGAGAGGCTTTATGAACTGGTTAGCAAAGTTCCGAGCGATGATCTTCTCGCGTTGCTGCGACAGGGACACCAGACCCTCGACCATACCTTGAGAGTTCTGCTTCGAGAGTGCATCCTTATTCAACCCTTGGGACAGCTTGGATACCCCAGTTACCTCTTCCTTCTCCTCATCGAGAAGCTGAAGCGTCTGGAACACGTAGGGATTGAGGCCAGCCTGGGGAAGCGGAAGGAGCCCATCAGGGCGCGTGACGTTGACCAAGCCACCCACACGGTTCTCTAGGAGTTCCTTGGGGTTACTGAGGGCACCCTTCACAACCATCATGCGCGGGTTGTTCGTGATGACCGTGTGGTCCAAGATGCCACGGGTGAGCACCGTGCGGGCGTTCTGCGTGGGGATTACACGTGCTGCGTAGTTGGACCCATAGAACGCATGGGGAACCGGATTGGGACAGAAGTGCAGGAAGGGCTTCTTGTCTACTTGCTCCTGATCGAGGACCATAGCACCAGCCATGGTGACCTTCCAGAGCTTCGTGCGACCTGTGCCCTTCATATCGAGATACAGGTAGCACTCATGCACCAGAACACCCGTGGAGGCATCTTGGAGTTCCGAGTCTTCCTCATTGAGGAACGAGGACCCAATGTCATCGAACCGGGTGAGCTTCTCCGGGTCCATACGGAGATCATCGAAAGTACCTTCACCACCAATCTCTGCGATCTTCTTGGCATCGTAGCCAGCCTCTAGAAGGTCCGATTTGGTCTTTCGGGTTCTATGGGCAACGAAGGGAGCATCTACAATCGAGGTGCTCGTAGAGGTGATCAGGAATTCCTCGGGGGGAACGTTCAGGTACTTGACTTGTGAACGGTCCACGGTGCGCGTGAGGGTTCCCTCGCAGAGTCCTGTCTCTTCATCATGGTGAATGTCGATGCTCTTTACGTCCGGCTGTGACGCCAGTACGTCGCACTCTTCAAGCGTGATGTTATTGAACTCTTCAACTACGTCCTCTTCACAATCTTCCCAGTAAATCTTGACGATACCGCAGCGTGCGATAAGGCCATCGTGGATCAGTTGGGAGAAGATGTCGTAGGACTCGTTCTGACGGTGGACAACGTAGTCTGCGTACTCTGTAGCGATCCGCATGGGCTCCACATCGTCTGGAGTCTGCGGGTCGAAGGAAACTATGCGGTTCCCTGAGGAGAAGGTCTCGAGCAAGACGGCCTTCATTGATTCGACAGCATCGTACACATCCATGCTGACGTACTTACTATTGCCTGAGTGAGCGGGCTTGGGCTTCACACCTTGATAGTACTCAAGGACGTTCTGCCGCTCCTCGGAGAGCTTGGAGTCGTAGTAGACCGACGAAGATTTGATCTGTCGTTCCACCAGGGACTTAAGCTCATCCTTTGACACAGGCTTGAACTTATCGGAAGCTTTCGCCATTTAAATCATCTCAATGTAGAAATCAGACGTGACCTCAATAGGTACGAAGTGGCCGTCATGTATAAAATTCGCAATCGCTAGGGACATCACACAGTCATCGAAGCACCCTGCCTCAGCCTCCAACTTCCCATCATCCTTGACCACATACGTCATACACTCCCGCAAGGTGACCTTATCGTTCACAACGATGTCGTTCTCGCGGTATGCTTGGCGCAGCTTGTCGATGATGAGAGGCTTAGTCTTAACCGTAGTGCGGAAGCCGTATGTGACGGTTTCGTTTTCGGTCTGCTTGTCTACAGCGGTTTCGAAGTAGATGTTGGGGTAGGCAAGGTCTTTACCCAATCGGGTAGCGGTCAAGATGCCGTGGTTGTTGTTTTCCACTGCGATCTTTGCTGTATTGAAGAAGTGGCCCAATGCGTTGAGGACTGTGGCGAAGTAGTCAGGGTGAACCTGAGATCTATAGATACCGACTTGCTGCTTCTTGGAGTCAAGGATCTGTGCGACAGACCAGTCACCTCCACGCACGCCCATAGCCACGTCAGCGCCAATGTAGTACACCTCACCAGGGTCCACATGCTTATAGAGCAGCAGGGAACCACGAGAAGCCTCCTCGAATTCCTCACTGATGAGTTCAAGGCGCGATACGATGTCAGGGGACTTCTCGATGAGACCTTGGAGTTGCTGAGGGTTGAATACAGGGCGACCTGATGTCAGGAAGGCTTCATCGGCGTGGCAGGGGTATTCCTGCTGGAACATCTCTAGACCACTTACCGCGATCTTCTTCCTGCGGAACATCAACTGTTCATCATCTAGCCCGTACTTCTTGACTAACTCGTCTTCCTCGGGGGTCCTTTCGAAACCCTCAGGGACAGGCATCCGATACTCAGGCTGTAGGAACCACTCGATGAACACTGGCTCGTACTCGTTGGTACCGTTGACTGCGTTGGTCCATATCTCGTGGAAGGGGTTTCCAATACCGTTGGCTGTACTCTCGATGAACACGAAGGTTCCAGCAGAGTTCGGGATGGCTTGCATCAGGCCGTTGATATTGTCCTTGGCGGTTGCCGGGGGGTAGAAGGCTGCTTCGGAGAGGTGAGCCAACTGGATAGTTTCACCCCGCGCAACGCTTTCGCCCCCTGCAGTAGCTACCATGTAGGAGCTGTCTAAAAGGTCGAATGCCAGTTCTTTGCGGGAGGAGTACTTCGTATGGGGCTTGAGGACCTCAGGGCACGAGGAGTGGTATCGTTTGCACATCTCAAAAAGTGCTTTGGTACTGTCCCCCTGGTGCGTCATAACGATGGCCTTCACAGCTTTGTGCTGAGAGGTCCACCAGTAGATGATGCCTTCAATGATTGTGGAAAGACCCTGCTGTCGTCCTTTCAGAACTACAACCCGAACCTTCCCCGTTGTTTGGAGTTGCCGGATGACAACTTTGATAAAAATCTTTTGGGCGTCGTTAAGGACGAGGGGCACGATGGTCCCCTCTTTGGTTCTAATCTTCAGAGCATGTTTCGCATAGAAGGTGAAGTCCTCAAACAAACGCTTGCGGACCTCTCTTTGCATAGCGTTACAAATCTCCTGCGATCTCGTCCAAGAAGTCCTCAGCACGCTTCACGGTAACCGTGGATTCCGCTGCGGGTTTAGCCATGGACCACTCAAGAACCGTTCGGGCAAACGCAAGTTTGTCCTTAGGCAAGAGGTCCTTGCGGCGCATTTCGGTAACCACGGTTTCGAAGGCTTCCCGTGCTGCTGCATCCTTGGGAATCACAATGCCTTTTTCTTCCATACGTTTCACTATCACCTTTGCCTCAGCCGTAGCCTCAGCGATCATTTTGTCTCGACGGTACTTCGAGAACCCGTCAGTGGCACCCTTGGGACGCCCGGCTTTCTTAGGGCCCAGAGAGCGCCAATGCTTCAACAAAGCTTGACCTTCAGGCGTCTTTGCGAGTCTCTCGAAGTACCCCTCGCCCTTTTTCGTTCTTGGGGCTTCCTTTCGACGGTTTCTCCGTCCGGTTTTCTCCGATACTTCCGGGTCGTCCATCAGGTTCCTCCAATTGGGTAACACGATCACTAATCGAGCGAACTACCGCTTTCAAAGTGTCGTCTGATGCTTCGAATAGGCCCACATGGGGGAGCCGAAGGAGAACTTCGGTCCCAATGACAGCCTTTTCTTTGTTGGTTAGATAGCTCGACGCATAAACTTGGTCAAACGCCGAGAGTAGGGACAACATTTCTGTTACTTTCATTCAGGTTTCCTGTAATGGATCATGTGTTTTACCTTCTGATCCATAAACTTCTTCTCAGCATCTGTTGCAGACGCGTGGATCGAGTTATAGAGAGCTTCTCGAGCCTCAGGAGTCTTCAGGGTTGACAGTTTCGCCACTGCGGTACGCGTAGTCTCCGTAGGGGCAGCATCAAATACCTCTTTGGCGTAGTTCTGCCGGTTCTCTTTGCCACCTTGGTACGCAATCTTGCGCATCTCGTCTTCAATAGACAAGGCACCAGCACCGGGGGACTCCGAGAGGACACCTTGGGTTGCCTGAGGGGGCGTACGGCCACCATGGACCTCTTTGAGACGGTCATTGATGCCATAATACTTATCACCTTCGAGCTTCTTGGTACCCTTTCCGAGGAACTGCGCGACATCTCGTGCTTTCTCAGGGGACTCTGATGCGTACTTCGTCAGGGTGTCCTTGATTGCCGCGAGGTGTTCCGCATTCTTCGGGTCGATGTCTACGTGAGAGAGGACCGTTTCCACTGCACCCTTCTGACTCCAAGCATCCGGGAACTCTCCCTTGGCAACCTTGGCAGCGCCTTCAGCATGGGCAGCAGCCGTAGCAGCCTCTTCTGCCTTAGCAGCCTCAGCACGCCTACCAGCTACTACGTTTGCGTTGATGCGTTCCGTAGCTGCTCTACCCTGTTTGGCGTTCAAAGCCTGTTGGGCAGCCAATGCCTTATCACGGGCCTGGGCAGCGAGATCGACAGAGGGGGATACAGGAGCCTTGGAGGCAGCTTGGGCTGTGTTGATGCGTGCTGTAGCTGCTTGGCCTTGCTGTGCATTCAAAGACTGTGCTGACGCCAAGGCTTGTTCACGTTGTTGTGCCTTCGCCGCCGCGTCTGCTGCCTCTGCGCCCCAACCTGCTGTTAGACGTTCCGTAGACGCCTGACCCCGCTGTGCATTCAAAGACTGGGCAGTGGTCAATACCTTCTGGCGCTGTTGAGCGAGTGCTGCTGCTTCTGCTGCACTGTTCTGCGCTTCAGTGGTTAAACGTGCTGTAGCTGCTTGTCCTTGCTTGATGTTCCAAGCTTGCTGCGCCTGGAGGGCACTAGTACGTTGGGATTGCTGCGCAAGGGCCTCCTTTTGTGCCTGTGCTTCAAGCTTCGCCCGGCCTTTAGCTATGAAAGACGCAGTGTCACGTTGGGTTGCAGCACGGTCGAAACCGTTCTTCATCACACCCTTGGCAATATCCGCAGCTTCCTTGTCAGCAGCCCGTTGGGCAGCCCTAGCAGCACCATCAGTAGCATTCTGGCCTACCGTGGCACCCCTGGCAGCAGCTTGAGCAGCCGCTTGTTGCCTGAGGGCTTCGAGACCCTTAGAGGCACCCGAGGGCCCAAGCTTCTCCGAGACAGCATTAGCCACCTTGGATTGCTTGATCAGGTCTTGAATGACTTGCTCACGAGTAGCACGGCCACCAAGGACGTGATTGACCACATAGTCCCGTACCGGTTTGATAGGGATCACGTTATCTGCAACCATCCGACCAGCGCGGGCCAGGATGTTGTTATTGGCCGGTTTCGCAGCGGTAAGCGCCTGGACCGTCTGCTGCATCTTGATCTGGTCAGCGATCTCCGGGGGAAGCTTGGCGAGATCCTCATCAGTCAAGGCACGCCCACGCTGGAGAGCAGTACGAAGGCCCTTGTCCGTGGTGGCGTCCATAGCTTCCTGGACGTACCTGTTGCCAACTGCATTGGCATCCTTGGCACCCAGTGCTACTCCACCCTGTGTCTCGCGTTCCGAGAGGGTCTTGAGGGCCTTGGTGGCCTCAGCGGCACGACGGGCTTGTTCTTCACCCCCCTGCTTGCCAATGTAGCTTCCAACCTTCTGCTCGAGGGTTGCCGGGAGGACTGCAGGAATTACACCACCAATGACACCACCGATAGCGCCGCCTTTCAGGGCATCTAGGCCCTTGCTGACAAGACTGTCTTCATCATTGTGGCCAACACCTGAGACAGCGCCCATCGCTGCACCAGAAGCAGCCCCATAGCCCGCACGAGCGAGCCTAGAAGCCGTTGCGGGAGCCGTGGCAGCCTTGAGGACCCCGAGGCCCGGTACGAAGGCACCAGCGACCTGACCAGCCGTATTGGCAACGCCCCCGTCCTTGTCCTTCTGGCGTTCAGCCGCAAGGTTCTGGTCGTAAGTAGTGCCCTTGGTACGCCCAGTAAGCTCGTCCATCTTGGCGGCGAACTTATCGGCCATCCCGAAGGTCATCGTATCCGCAGCACCGCGAACGAAATCATCGGCGGTCTTGAGGAAACTAGGCTGTTCCTTCGGGGCCTCTTGGGGACCCTGAGGAGCCGGTTTCGCACCCTGCTTCGTGACGGAACCCGTGGCAACTTGGGGAGCCGAAGCGGTAACGGGGACAGTCGGTTTGGTGGCCGTCTGGGGAGCCGCTTGGTCCTGTGTTGGTTGCTGCGTTGGTTGCTGCTGGTGCATCTTGTACGCGTACTTCAGGGTCTCCTCAGGCAAGTCTTCCAACTTAGCACCATTCTTGACCCACTTATCAGCGTTGCCAGGGCCCCAGTTGTAGGCCACAGCCGCAGTGAACGGGTCGCCATACTTCTGGTTCATGGCCGTATAGTAATCACGACCAGCACGCGCAGTATCCTCAGGAGAACCGTCCGATGGTTTAACACCGAATCCGGGGTCCTTCTGAGTGTTAGGCATGACTTGCATGGAGCCTTGCGCACCACTCGCCGGATTGACGATGGTTGACGAATCCGATGCACCGTTGGACTCGTTTTGATGTATGGCCTGAGTGTTGGCGTACAGCGCCTTCAGGTCATCATCGGACATACTCGAGAGGTCTAAGCTCATTTACAGTAATCCACGTCTACGCATTTCTGCAGTTACGGCGTCCATGTTATGGACACCACCGGAAGCCGCAGGAGCAGCGGGGCGTTGGGTAGGTTGGGAGGTGCCGCCTGTGTCAGAGCGGGGCTTGAAGCCATCAAGAGTCCCCTTGCTTCGGAAGTAATCAATAGCGCCCTGCTTGTCCTTCGCCAACTGCTCCATCTCGTCAGCAGCCGATTCAAGACGGCG